AAGAAACATTTATAATAAACATTGCAAATAAACCATTACCATTTAAAGGGTGGAAAAAAGACTATGGTAATATTTCAAAGGATAATCCTAAAGGAAATATGACATCAGCTTCTTCAGCTCCAGGTATAATTAAAGCAATGCAACATGTAAATGATAAAATGAATCATATTAAAACGCTAGTTGTTGATGATTGGCAATATATGAGCTCTTTTGAATATTTTGATAGAGCAAATGAAAAAGGATATGATAAGTTTACCTCTATAGCAGCAAATTTAGCTCAAGTAGCTAAGATGCCTAAAGATATGAGGGAAGACTTAACAATATTCTTTTTGACACACTCTGAAGAAAGTACAGATGTTAATGGAAACAGAAGAGTTAAAGCAAAAACTGTTGGTAAAATGATAGATAATGCATTAACCTTAGAAGGTCTATTTTCTATAGTATTATTTGGAAGAGTAAAAAAGACTGAAGATGGTCTAGAGTATGGATTTGACACACAAAACAATGGGGAGAATACTTGTAAGTCTCCAATGCATATGTTTGAAGAGTCCTTTATAAATAATGATCTACAATTTGTAAAAGATTGTATAGTCAAATACGAGAATTAATTATGAGTGAATTAAATTTAAAAAAGAAAAATATGTTAAGTACTAAAGACATGTCTGCTGGAAGTGGACGTACAAAGCCCGTATTGGGACCAGGAAATCAAGTTATTAGAATTAATTCTATTACATTTGATCAAACACCTTATGACTCAGAAGCATTTAATATTATGCTACATGTTGAGTCAGAGCCAATACAAGGTGAGTTTGAAGGTTTTTATAAAAATATGAGTGATCAGTCTCTTGGTAGATACGAAGGACAAGTGGGCAGAGTAAGATACAGCCCTTTTCCTTTTAAAGACACAACACTACCAAGTGGGCGTGAAATTGAAAGAGACCAGGAAGTTCTTAAATCTATGATATTTTTATCTGAGCAATTAGGTAAAAGAGATAAGTTAGATGATATTGAGGCAGGAACAATTGAAGATTTTATGGTTAAATGTAATAATATACTAGGAGGAAGTAAATTCTTTAATGCATGTTTAGGATCAAGAGAATGGGAAAACAAAGATGGTTATATTAACAATGATCTTTATTTACCAAGAATGTCTAAAGATGGGATACCTATTGAAGCAATAGATAAAGAACCATCAAGACTTCTTACATTTGATAGAACTGTTCATGTTAGAGCATTGGTTAAAAAAGAAACCACTGATTCAAACCAGACTACTGCAAACTTTGAAGGGCAAAGTGGAAGTGGTTCAGACTTTGAATTATAGAATTAAATGGGGGATAGGCAACTGTCCCCCTTTTTAATTATGATTAGTACAAAGAATTTAATACTAGATGAAAGTAAGATACCAAGTACTTGGGTTTTTGAATACTACTTAGATTTACCAGAAAGATTAACAGGACAGAATGTACAAATTCAATCTATTTTTAATCCAACTGAGAGAACACCAAGTATGTGGATATTCTTAGATGCAAATACTAATCAATATAAATATAAAGATTTTTCTACTGGTAATTATGGTAGCAAAATTGATATAATAAAGGAAATATTTAATTTAGATTATTCAAAAGCAGTATTTAAATTAGTACAAGAGTATAATAAATTTACACTAAACAACGGCAAATATTCTCAAGCTGAAATAAAACATCATGCTAAATATAAAGTGGATTTTTGTAATGAAAGACCATGGAATAAATTAGATGAAAGGTTTTGGTTATCATTTAATGTGGGTAAAACTATATTAGAAAAATATAACGTTAAGGCATTAGAGTATTACAATATGTCAAAAGAAGATGATGACGGTCTTAAGACAATTCAAATAAGTAATCCAAAATTATATGGATATTTTGATAAAGATGGTAATGTATATAAAATATACCAACCAGGTCATAAGAAATATAAATTCATTAAGGTTAAAGCTCATTTACAGGGTCTAGACCAACTACAGTATAATAAACCATATCTGGTTATATGTTCCTCTTTAAAGGATGCAATGTGTTTAAAACAGTTTGGGTACAATCTAGAAGTTGTTGCTCCTGACTCAGAGAATACAGTAATAAAACCATATATAATTGAAAATCTAAAATTAAAGTACAAAAAAGTTATAACTTTGTTTGACAATGATGTAGCTGGATTGAGTGCAATAAACAAATATAAAACTATGTTTGGTATTAATGGATTCTGTCTCAGCTTAAGTAAAGACTTGTCAGACGCATACAAAGAGTTTGGATTTGATAAAGTTCATCATGAGCTAAAAGATTTATTAAGTAAAACTTTAAAATTATGAAATGGTTTATACCGGGCAATGTCCCAAGTAGTAAAAACGGAAAAAGATGGACAGGAAAATATCTTATATCAAGTAAAACTGTTATGAAGTATAGAAAAGACACAGCTAATGCATATAAAAAACATGCTAAGTCTTTTATTAAAGAATTTTCTGATCATGAATTGCCTGTTACAATTTCTTTTAAATTTTTCAGAGGTAGCCGTCACAAGTTTGATTATCTTAATCCTGCACAAACAGTTCAGGATGACATGGTTAAACACGGATGGATTACTGATGATAATTGTGAATTTATAATACCAGCATTTGAAAAATATGAATATAATAAAGAAAATCCTGGAGTAGAAATTAAAATTATTAAACAAAATGGATCTAAAACAAAAAATAGAATTAAAAAAACTAAAAGATCATAATGTATCTAGATTAGAAATACATTATTCTGGAGGAGGAGATGATGGTTGCATTGATATGGTAGCAGCCTTTAATATAGATGATCAAAGAATAGAAAACTTAGATGATGATGATTTTTCAGCATTAGATGATTATTTTTATGATATGTTATGTGAAAACATAGATTGGGATTGGGTTAATAATGAAGGTGGTTATGGTGTAATGCATTTAAGGATTGATGAAGAAGAAGTGTTTATTGGTCACGTTCAACGTGTAACAGAAGAATATGATTATCCAGTTAATGAACATGAAATATTTAAAGTATTAAATGGCACATCCTAATCTTCATGCCAAATCTTCTGCAAAGAAGTATGGCGGAGAACCAAATGAATACATACATATACATGAATGGTTTGATGAAACAAAAGCTTGGATGGGTAACTCCATGCACAGATTGTTTCGTCATCACAGTGAGGGTATTTTTGAATGTGAACAAAAGTTTGGCCCCTCATTTATAAATTCAGAAAATAAAGTTGTATATACAAGATATGTTGCAGAACAGCATGTTAAGGAGGATTGTAATAATTACGTTCCTTCTGCTAAAGAATGGATACAAGTATTAAATAGTAATGATAAGCCTTTATGGGCTATAAAAACAATAAAAATAAATGACTAGTAAACAATATTATCAATTTAAAAAATTATTAGAAGCTGGACATGAAGACCGGGAAGTAGCAATGGCTGGACTTAAAAACAGCAAGCCGTCTCTTGTGCAAAGAATGTTATTAGGAAAATCATTAACTAATCATGCAAGGCATAATTATTTAAAACTATTTCCTGAAGTTGCAGCAGCACTAACTCCATGGGAAAATTTGTTTGAATATTTTAAAAAATTAAAACCAACTAATGATGAAAAAGTTTTAATTGAATTAGAATTTAGTAATTCATTTGTTCCTGTAATAGAGGAGCATTATAAATTTATAAAAAAAATGAAAATAGAATTAAAATGGTAGCAGATAAACTTGCAAGAGCAAGTAAGTCACTAATATTAAATGAGCCCTTTTACGGGCTCTTTTTAGTTGGGCTCAATAAAGTAATGAGGAAAGACATACCTACAGCAGGTGTGAGTAAACATGGTATAGGCATTCAACTGTCTATTAACCCAGATTTTTTTATGGCACTGCCAGATAAACATCAAATAGGATTGCTTAAGCATGAATTATTACATGTTTCATTTGGTCATATGGTATTAAGAGATCTTTATCCTAATCATAAGTTATTTAATATAGCTGCAGATTTAGAGATTAACCAGTATATAGATGATGATTATCTACCAGAAGGTGGTTTAGTTTTAGAAACATTTCCTGAATTAAACCTTCCTAAAAGAGCAGGTACCAAAGTCTATTATGATTTATTAGAAAAAAGTTGTGATGATGGAACATGTGAAACATTACAAAATATTTTAAATCAAATGGATGGCGATAGCCAGTATGATCATAAAACCTGGGAAGAGTTTGATGACTTATCTGAAGCAGACAAAAAACTTGTGAAAAAGCAAGTTGAACATCAATTAAAAGAAACTGCAGAACAAACTGAAAAGAAACGTGGTAATATACCAGGTGAGCTTGCAGGATTAATTGAAAGACTTAGGTATCTTGAACCAGCCTCATTTGATTGGAAAGGTTATCTTAAAAGGTTTGTTGGTAATTCTACTATAACATATACAAAGAAGCTTAGAAGAAAGTTTAATAAAAGATATTCTGGTAGCCCAGGATTAAAAATTAAATTTAAAAATAATATTCTTGT